ATGGACGCTTCGATTGCTCCGGCCTCGCGGGCAGCAGCGGTGACCCCGAATGATAGTGCGATTGTCGGGGCGCGTGCGCTTTATATCGGCACGGCCGGTGATGTGGCGATTGCGCCGCGGCGGGATGTGGATCCGGTGGTCTTCAAGAGCGTGCCGGCGGGGACGATCCTTCCCGTTCATGCGGCCATCGTGGCGCTGACCGGGACCACCGCGTCCAACATCATCGCGCTGTTCTGAGCTTTCAGAAACAGACCCATGGGCAGACCGACCAAGTTCACCCAGGCGTTGGCCGAGAAGATCTGCGAGCGCATTGCCGACAGGGAAAGCCTGCGGGCGATCTGCCGGGATGAGGATATGCCGGCGAAATCGACGGTGCTCTCTTGGCTTGCCGACGACGGCAAGGCGGCGTTTCGGGCGCGCTATGCGCTGGCGCGCGAGATCCTCGCCGACGGCTTCGTCGACGAGCTGGTCGAGATTGCCGATGACCGCAGCAATGACTGGATCGAGAAGAAGAATGCCGCCGGCGAGACCACCGGCTGGCAGGAGAATGGCGAGGCGATCCGGCGCTCGCAGCTGCGCATCGCCACCCGCCAATGGGTTGCCGAGAAGCTCAGGCCGAAGAAATACGGTTCGAAGGCCGAGCCCGAACAGGGCGTGACCGGCGAAGTCTCGCAATTGCTGGAAGATATCAATGGCAAAACCCGCGGACTTCCAAACGGCGGTTGACCAGTTTTCCGACTGGCGCTGGCGGCTGAACAATCTCTACTGGATCACCGACAAATCGGGCCGGCGCGTCAGGTTCGAAATGAACTTGATGCAGATGACGTTTTTCGAAGAGATGCATTATCTCAATGTGCTGCTGAAGGCCCGCCAGCTTGGCCTGACGACCTTCATCCAGATCTTCATGCTCGATGCCTGCGTCTTCAACCGGGATATCAGGGCGGGCACCATCGCCCATACGCTCGGCGACGTGCAGACGATCTTTCGGGACAAGATCAAATATCCCTATGACAATCTGCCGGAAGGCATTCGCAACGCCGTGCCGGTCGTCAGGACCAACCAGACCGAACTGCTGCTCGCCAACAATTCGAGCATCCGGGTCGGCACCTCGCTGCGCTCGGGAACGCTGCAATATCTGCATATTTCCGAATATGGAAAGCTCTGCGCCAAATATCCCGAGAAGGCGAGGGAGGTCCGCACCGGCGCCTTGAACACAGTGCAGGCCGGCCAGCTGGTCTTCGTCGAAAGCACGGCGGAGGGCCAGGAAGGGCATTTCTATTCGCTCTGCGAGGATGGCCAGGTCAAGCAGCGCCAGGCGGCGAAGCTGACCGAGCTGGACTTCAAGTTTCATTTCTTCCCCTGGTGGAAGGAGCCGCAATATGCGATCGCGGCCGATGGCGTCATCCTCGGCGATGCTTTCGTCAAATATTTCCGCCAACTCGGCGAACAGGGAATCACGCTGACCGACGGGCAGAAGGCCTGGTACGTCAAGAAGGCCGAAACCCAGCTCGGCGATATGAAGCGCGAATATCCCTCGACACCGGCCGAGGCTTTCGAGGCGAGCGTCGAAGGTGCTTATTATGCCGACCAGATGGCGGTGGCCGACGCCGAAGAGCGTATCGGGATTTTTCCGCATGTGGACGGCTATCCGGTTCACACCATCTCCGACATCGGCATGGACGATGCCAACAGCGTCTGGCTGTTTCAGGTGCTGCCCGGCCGGGTGAGGATGATCGGCTATTTCGAGAATACCGGCAGCGGCATGGACGGCATCCTCGACGAGCTGGAGCGGCGCGCCAACGAACACGGTTATATCTACGGCGTCCACAATATGCCGCATGACATCAAGGTGCGGGAGTGGACGCGCGGCGGCATGACCCGCATCGAAGTCATGCTGAAAGAGGTCAAGGCGCGCGGCCTCGGCACGGTGCGCAAGGTCGAGCGCGCCTATGTGCATGACCGCATCAACGCCACCCGGCGCATCCTGGCAAAGATCGAGTTCGACCAGGCCGGCTGCGCCGAGGGCATCAAATGCCTGCGGAACTACCGCAAGGACTGGGACGAGGATCTCGGCGTCTTCCGCGACGAGCCGCTGCACAATTGGGCCTCGCATGGCGCCGACGCCTTCGGCGGGCTGGCGATCATCTTTACCGGCCTGGCGCCGGAACCGCTGAAGCCTGAGCGTAAGCCACTGCCGACATTCCAGACGATGACATTCAACGAATTTGCCGATGCCACCCCAAGACATAGCGAGCGTGTTTGATGGAAGACGAGATAACGGCTTCAGAGAGCGGGCAGCGCTGGGATACGGCCAAGGTCGGCGCCCATTGGCAGCAGGAGCTCGAGCGCGCCCAGCGCTATTTCAAGTCCTGGCACGACCGCTGCGTCAAGATCGAGAAGATCTATCTCGACCAGCAGTCGGACCAGACGAGCGCAGCCAAGCGCCGCTTTCCGATGCTCTGGGCCAATACTTCGGTAATGCAGCCGGCCGTCTATGCCCGCGTGCCGCAGCCGGTCGTCGAGCGCCGCTTCAAGGATGCCCAGCCGGTCGCGCGCATCGCTTCGGAACTGGTCGAGCGCAATCTTGCCTATACCGGCGACGAAGCCGATATCGATTCGATCATGCGGGCTGTGCGCGACGATTTCCTGCTCTGCGCCCGCGGCACGGTGTGGCTGCGTTATGAGGCCGATTTCGAGCCGCTCGATATGGGCGTCCAGCCCTCGGACCCGGCGGCAGCCCAAGGTCCTGGCGCAGGCTTGCCCGGAGGCATCGGCGGCGAGATCGGCGCCATGGGCGGTCCTCAGCCCGAGGTGATCGCCGACGAGCGTGTGTGCATCGATTATGTCCACTGGTCGGACTTCCTGCATTCGCCGGCGCGGCGCTGGAAGGATGTGACCTGGGTGGCGCGGCGCGTGCCGATGACCGACGAGGAAATGGAGAAGCGCTTCGGCGCTGAGGCCATGGCATCGCGGGCGGCGGAAGGTGCGGCCGGCAATAAGGCCGACAGCCAGGCCGAGCGCCTGGAGAATGAAGGCAAAACCCATGTCTGGGAGATCTGGTGCAAGAGCGAGAATTATACCGTCTGGATCGCCGATGGCTCGCCGGTGGCGCTTGAGGTCTCCGAGCCGCCGCTCGACCTGACGCATTTTTGGCCTTGCCCGCGCCCGGCCTACGGCACGATGTCGACCAGCTCGCTGATCCCGGTTCCGGACTATGTCTATTACCAGCAGCAATGCGACGAGATCGACCTGCTGACCAAGCGCATCAACAAGCTGACCGATCAGCTGCGGCTGAAAGTGTTTTATCCCTCCGGCGACGGCGCGGTCTCGCCGGCGATCGAGAAGGCGATGCGGCCTGAAAACGACATGGTGATGGTGCCGATCCCGGAATGGGCGGCGTTTACCGACAAGGGCGGCTCAAAAGCCATCGTGACATTGCCGATCGACGAGGTGCAGAAGGTGATCGTCGCTTGCATGCAGGCGCGCAAGCAGCTGATCGAGGACGTCTATCAGATCACCGGGATTTCCGACATCGTGCGTGGCGACACGCAGGCGTCTGAGACGGCCACGGCGCAGCGCATCAAGAGCCAGTGGGGCTCGATCCGCATTCGCGACCGCCAGGCGGAGCTTGCCCGCTTTGCCCGCGACATCATCCGCCTTGCCGGCGAAATCATCTGCGACCAGTTCCAGCCGGAAACGCTGATGCTGGTGAGCGGCATCAAGCTGCCGACGATGGCCGAGAAGCAGCAGGTCGAGATGCAGATGCAGCAGATGCAGATGGCAGCGCAGCAGGCGGCGATGCGGGCGCAGCAGATGGGGCAACCCGCCCAGTCGTCCCCAGGAATGGCGCCGCCCGAAATGCCGCCGCAGCTGCAGCAGATGATGCAGCAGCCGACGATCGACGAGGTGGTGCAGCTCCTGCGCAATGACAGCATTCGCGGCTTCCAGATCGAGATCGAGACGGATTCGACGATCGAGCCCGACGAGGATGCCGAGAAACAGCGCCGCATGGAATTCGTCCAGATGGTCGGCGGCTTCATGCAGCAGGCCGGCGCCATGGCGCAGCAGAGCCCGATGCTGGTGCCGGTGATGGTTGAGACGCTGCTCTTTGCCGCCCGCGGCTTCCGGGCCGGCCGTCAGCTGGAAAGCACGCTGGAGCAGGTGGGCGCTCAGCTCTCGCAAGCCGCCAGCGCCCCGAAGCCGGAGCCGCAGCCATCGCCCGGCGAGATGCTCAAGCTGAAAACCGCCGAGGTGAAGGCGGGTGCTGAACAGCGCAGAGCCGAACTCAGTGTCGCAGAGGCCGAGATCGAGCATCGCGCCACGGTGGAACAGGCGCGCGGCCAGATGGCGGCGCAGGCGATCGACCAGATGCGCGCCGCGCAGACCCCCTATCAATAGGCTTCGGAGCAACAGCATGAGAGAACGCTATTGCCGCGTCTGCGGCGGTTGGCACCAACTCGACCAATGGCCGCAGAATTGCCTGCCGGCGCAAAACCCGGCGCAGTCGGATCTGCCGACGCCGCATTTCGTCAGCGACAACATCGATATCCAGTCGATGCATGACGGGAGGCATTACACCTCGAAAGCCAGGCTGCGCTCGGCCTACCGGGCAGCCGGGGTGATCGAGATCGGTAATGAAAAGCCGCAGCCGATCGAGCAGCCGAAGACGGATCGAACGGCGATCCGCAACGAATTGCGGCGGGTGCACGCCGAATACAACGCCTAATGCATGTCGCCCGGAAGTGTGTAGCGGTTCCGGGATAACGACATGCATAAAGGCTTAACCGGGCATCAATCCCCGACATAGGAAATTTCCCAATGGATATGGAAGACCTCAACGAGGCCGGCAACGGCAGCGAAGATTTTGGTGCGTTCGACGACAAGCCATTGAGCGATAGGCCCGTCAGCATCCGCGACAGTTTGAAAGCGGCGATCGACACCGTCGACGCCAATGGACCGGGCGATATATCAGGCCAGCCGCGCGACGGCGAAAACGGCCGCTTTCTCGCCAAGGGGCAGGAACAGGCCGCCGCCACCGCGCGGGCAGGGCAGGCGTCTACGGCAAATGCCGCGCTCGCCCAGCAGCAGGCGTTGCAGAGCCGCGGGCAGGGCAGCGAACAGCCGGCAGCCATCGGCAACCGGGTTCCGCCCGGCTGGTCGGCGGAAGCCAAGGCGCAGTTCACGAGCCTTCCCCACGAAGTGCAGGCGGCGATCGCCAAGCGCGAACAGGAGGTCGATAACGGCTTCCGCGTCCTGCAGGATTACAAGGGGCTGGAGGAATTCACCCCGATCGTCCGCCAGGCCGGCATGACCCATGCCGATGTCATGCGCCGGGCGATCGACTGGGAGAAGGCGCTCATCCACGATCCCGTCAACACCGTCGTTCACGTCGCCAGAATGGCTGGGGTCAATCTTCACGCCCTGGTCAATGGTCAGACGGGAGAGATCCTGCAGCGGAATTCGCAGCAGGCACAGCCCCAACGCCAGACCGGCGCCTTCAATGTCGAGGCGACGGTCGAACATGTTTTGCGGAAAAGGGACACCGAAACTCAAGTCGATGCCTTCCTTTCCGACCCGGCAAACGCGCACGCCGAAGATGTGCTCGAGGACATGATCGCCCTTGTCAACGCAGGGCGGGCAACGTCGCTCCAGGACGCCTACGACGCCGCATGCTGGATGCGCCCGGACATTCGCCGGCAGTTGATCAGCCAGACTGCTCAGGCATCCGTCCCACAACTCCACGCCCAGAGGGCCGCAGCGGCAGATCAAGCCCGCCGCGCCTCGCGATCCATCTCTGGTTCTTCCGCGCCGGGCCCGACCCGCGATGCGGCAAGAGGCCAGCCCACCTCCATCCGCGACTCGCTGCGCGACGCCATGCGTTTTTCGCGCGGCCAAGTCTGATCAAAGGCCAATTCTGATCAAAGGAATGATCGATGCCCATTTCGCCCAACCTCTCTGAAATCGTCACCACGACGCTGCGCAACCGCAGCGGCACGGTCGCCGACGACGTGACGAAGAACAACGGTCTTCTCACCCGCCTCAACAGCCGCGGCCGCAAGAAGCCGATCTCCGGCGGCCGGACCATCGTCCAGGAACTGCAATATCAGGAAAATTCCACCTTCAAGCGGTTAACTTTTGCAGCCGCCGCCTGAGGTTTGCTTGCGTGCCAAAAGCCTGTCCGTTGTTGCAGCTTTGATATTGTTGCAGCGGCCGCATAACGTTTGAGCATTCTCTTGAACGTTTGTACCACCTGCACAGCAAGGGATTATGTGATCCAGCGTTAGGTTGGAATTCGAACCGCAATGAGCGCACTCTGTTCCAAGCCACTTCTTTCGCTGCAATGGCGTGAAATTAGTGGTTCGGTATCGGCGTCTCGGGCGCGGCTTCAAGAACTCCTCTTCGGAATATGGCTCAAGTCCCCACATGGACCTGCCATAGGCTGATACGCATTTAGGATCGCCGCAGGTCTTATCGATGTTCCTTTCGATCATCGATTTCTTGCGGTATGCCTGATCCCCGCAAACAACACATGTGATTGTTTTGCCCCTTAGATTTTGAGGACGTGGAGCGCTTTTATCGATCAGCTTCAGCCTAAATCCCTGCTGGCGGCAGGGCTCGGAACAAAACCGAGACCGACCCGCCTTGATGTCGCTGACGGTTCGATAGAAACCATTCCCACATGCCTCGCAGACAAGGGTTGAGCCTCGCTTCCTTTTAGCTTCGATCGAACCATCTGATCGGGCTTTGCCGACACAGGCTCTAGAGCAGAATTTGGAGGATGTTCCGTTGGCTTCCGCATAGCGGATCGCCGAAGGCCATTTCTCGAAAGAAGCTGCGCAATATTCACATGTCAAAGTGATCTTTGGCACGTATTACCTCAGGTGAAAAACCGGGTTAATTCGGGGAAAACTATCGCCAATCAGATGTTGTGTTCTAATAATAGCATCTGAATCAAAATGATGGCAATCCCGAACCAAGCCGCATATGTAGCAATCCGATGGATTGTGAGGGATGCGGAAGGTCGAACGACTAGGCAGTGACGAAAGAATAATCTGCCCACGAAATCCCGGCCCATAGCAAATGGGAAGATATAGTCTGAGCTTCACTGAGTTGGCGCAAGGTGAAGAAGCAGGGGATAAAGAGCCTCTGCGATAACAGAACTGACTCTGGTTACGATATCCTGAACGTCCAGCCCTCCGACGTCATCACCGCTGCCGAATACGACCTCAAGCAGGCTGCGGTCGCCGTCTCCATGTCGGGCCTCGAACAGCTGCAGAATTCGGGCGAGGATGCGATCCTCGATCTGCTCGAGCAGCGCATCGAGAATGCCGAAACCACGTTGAAAAACAACATCGCGCTCGACTGCTATTCCGATGGCACGGCCGATGGCGGCCGGCAGATCGGCGGCCTGCAGCTGTTGATCTCGACCTCGCCGACCTCGGGCACCGTCGGCGGCATTTCGCGCGCCACCTGGGGTTTCTGGCGCAACCAGAAATTCTCGGCCTCGGCCGATGGTGGCGCGGCTGCCACCAACGCCAACATCCAGAGCTATATGAACCGGCTCTATATGTCCTGCGTCCGCGGCTCCGACGCGCCCGATCTCGTCGTCGCCGACAACAACTTCTTCCGTCTCTACTGGGAATCGCTGCAGGCGATCCAGCGCATCACCTCGGCCGACAAGGGCATGGCCGGCTTCCAGTCGCTGCAATACATGGGCGCCGACGTGATCTTCGACGGCGGCTTCGGTGGCGGCGCTCCACTCAACCAGATGTTCTTCCTGAACACCAAGTACCTGTTCTACCGCCCGCACCGCGACCGCGACATGGCGCCGATCGGCGATGAGCGCATGAACACCAACCAGGATGCCTTCGTGCAGCTCATGGGCTTTGCCGGCAACCTCACCATGAACAACGCCTTCCTGCAGGGCGTGCTGTTCGCCTGATCGAACGAAAGGGACAAGCATATGTCGGTCGCAACAATCCAGTCCGATCGTCTTGGCGCGAACCCGTTCGTCGTCGAAGGCCCGATCGTTTCCGGCTCCGGTATTCCCGGGCCGAACTTTGCCCTCGGCGCTATCGCCGGCGGCGATCGTGAATCCGAATGGGTCTATTGCCAGCTGGTGCTGGCCTCGCAGACGACCCTTCAGCCCGGCCAGTGGTTTCAGTGGACCCGGGATTATGTCGCTTCGCTGCTGACCACGGCGGCTGCCGTCGTCGGCCAGCGCTGTGGCGTCTTTTCCGGGGCCGCCCAGCCGCCGACGCTGACCGGCGGTCCGGTTGGCGCCATCACCCTTGCCGCCGGCACCTATTACATCTGGCTGCAGCGCAACGGCCAGGCGCCGTCGCAGGTGGCGACCGCAACGGCGGCCCTCGTCGTTGCCGAAACCACCACCACCGCAGGCCAGGCAAGCGCCCCGGCCTCGGCGACGACGACCACCAAGGCGATCGCCAACGTCAACTTTGCCGCCGCCAACCAGACGTTTACGGCGACAACGGTCAATGGCTCCAACCTGCTGGGGGGCATTGCCGGCCTCAGCGCCGGCTCCGGCCCGTTCATCGGTGCGGCGGTTGCCGGCACCGGCATCCCAGGCGGCACGACGATTGCGGGCATCACCTACAGCCCGAACGGCGTCGTCCAGAGCATCACGCTCTCGGCCAATGCGACGGCCAACGGTACGGGCATCACCATCACCGCGACGGGCGTGCTCGAAGCGACGCTGATGCGGCCGTTTCTGTCGAAGGTGAACTAAGCCCGCCGACCTCTGTCTGCGTGGCCTGCCCCTCATCCGCCTGCCGGCACCTTCTCCCCGCTTGCGGGGAGAAGGGAGCAAGCTGCGAACTCTCGGTTTCCACGGGCCTTACGCAGGGCACGTCCCCTCTCCCCGCAAGCGGGGAGAGGGTTAGGGTGAGGGGCACCCACCGGACACGACATCACAGCGGCGCTTCGGCGCCCGCATCTCCCCGCCATCAACAGCGAGACCAGCAAATGCCCGACAACACCGGAATCTATGCCTCCTTCAGCCTCGAACCGGTCGAACAGACCTTTCTGACCGAGAAGGAAGGCCGGCCGATTTTTGCCGATAAGGAATTCGTCCGCATCTTCATCGCCGGCGACAAACACACCGAGGTCTACCGCGAGGTGACCGACAACGACAAACAGCGCTTTTCCGACGCCTATAAGCGGTTCAAGGAAGGGGCCGAGGCCCGCGAGCAGCTGACCGGCACGCCGCTTTCGCAATGGCCCTATCTCAAACCCAGCCAGATCAAGGAGATGGAGGCGGTCAACATCTATACCGTCGAGCAGCTGGCGGCCCTTTCCGACACCGCCAAGCAGAAGATCGGCATGGGCGCCAACGAGCTTACCGCCGCTGCCCGGGCCTATCTCGCCACCGCCGAAAACTCCAGCGCGGCGTCGGCCTTTGCCGCCGAGAACGAACGGCTGAAGGATGAGGTGACGCGTCTCCAGGCGCAGATGAAGGAGATGGCCTCGCGCTTCGAGGCGCTTGAAAACGAAAGCGGCAGCAAGAGCCGCGGTCGGCAAGCAGCCTGAAGAAGCGCTGACGCAAGCAGCCCCCTCATCCGACCCTTCGGGCCACCTTCTCCCCGAGGGGAGAAGAGACTCGCGGCGACGTCTCGACTCCCTCTTCTCCCCAGCGGGGGTCCGAAGGACGGGTTGAGACCAGTGGCTCAACCCCGGTCGGTGCCCGTAGGGCGGATGAGGGGGCTACACGGCACACCCTATCAAATTCACCTACATCCGCCGCAACTGCTCTCAACCGGAGATCCGCACATGTCGCTCTTGACCATCATTCAGAACGTCTGCGCGGAAATCGACCTCGATCCGCCGACGGCCGTCATGTCTTCGGCGGATCCGCAGATCATGCAGCTGCGCATCCTCTCCACCCGCGCCGGCCGCGACCTGGTGCGCGAGCATGACTGGTCGGCGCTGATGGTGCGGCGGCAGTTCGTGGCGACCGGTGCAAATCCGGAACCGGCCGAGCCGCCGGATGACTGGAACCGCTTCGCCGCCAATGCCAAGATCTGGAACGCCTCGCGCCTCTGGCAGCTCAACGGCCCTGTCGAGCCGCAGACCTGGCAGCGCCAGACGATCCTCAATTCCAACCCGGTGCCGCAGATCTGGCGCATGGCCGGCGGCAAGCTCGACATCTACCCGAACGTCTCGGGCGAGACGATGGAATATGCCTATATCTCCGGCTTCTGGGTGGCGGTGAATGGCGGCGCGACCACTGCGGCGAATTGGGCAAACGACACCGATACCGCCCGTTTTCCCGAAGACCTTCTCGAACTCTCGCTGATCTGGCGCTGGAAGCGGGCCAAGGGCCTCGATTACGGCGAGGAGATCGCCAGTTTCGAACGATCCAAGGAAGCCGCGATCGGCGCCGATCGGGCGGCAAGCCCCGTCGATCTCTCGCTGTCGGCGAGGGGTGAGGGGCCTGAGAATTATTGGCCCGGTACGATCACGGGGGCAAATCCATGACCCGCAGACCTGTCCCTCCGAATGGGCGCACCGGCCGCGTTTCGCCGAGCAAAGACTGGATCGCGCCGATCGGCGGCTGGCGAACCGATGTCGAGATGGCGGATATGCCCGCGGATGCGGCGTTTCAGCTCGACAATTTCTTTCCCGAGGCCAACCGTGTGCGCGCCCGCTACGGCTTCCTTGCCTTCTCAACCGGCCTCGGCGGTGACGTGCAGACGGTCATCGCCTATTCGGGCGTCAGCAACAGGCTGTTTGCCGCTGCCGGCGACAAGATCTTCGACGTCACGGTGGGCGGCGCCGTCGGTGCACCCGTTGTCTCGGGCATGGCCAGCGCCCACTGGTCGGTGCAGCAATATACCAATCCGGCCGGCCAGGAATTCCTGCGTCTCGTCAACGGCCTGGACACGCCGCTGCTCTTCAACGGCACCTCCTGGACCAACAATTTTCTGGTGGGCACGGCAGCGCTCGCCACCCAGAACGTCGCCGTCCGCAACACGGCCTATACGCTGAGCTTCTTCGGCACCGGCTCCGTCACGCTGTCCGGCGCCTTCTCCGGCACGCTGAACGGCACCGGCGTCAACAACCGCGTGTCGCTTCCCTTCACGCCGGCGGCCGGCACGCTTGTCGTCACCGTGACGGGAACGGTCACCAATGCGCAGCTCGAAAAGGGCGCGGTCGCCACGCCTTACGTCGCCTCGACGATGATATCAGGCATATCGGACTCGTCGCTGCTGATCGCGGTGACGGCCTATCGCTCGCGCCTGTGGTTCATCGAGAAGAATTCGACCAATGTCTGGTATCTCGCCACCGACGCCGTCAGCGGCGCGGCGACGGTTCTGCCGGTCGGCGGCAACATGAAATATGGCGGCACGCTGGTTGCGATCAACGTCTGGACGATTCCGGTTTCCACGGGCCTGCAGCAGTGCCTGGTGCTGATCTCCTCGGAAGGCGAGGTGATCGTCTTCCAGGGTTCCGATCCATCGAGTATTGCGAACTGGGGGCTGATCGGCACCTTCAAGCTCGGCCGGCCGCTCGGCAGCGACCGATGCCTGCTGTCGGTCGGCGCGGATCTGGCGATCATGACGACCGATGGCATCGTGCCGATCACCAAGGCGGTGCAGCTCGACCGCGGCGCCACCAGCCTCGGGGCGATTACTGCGAGAATCGGCCCGACATGGCGCGAGACGGTGGCGGCAACCGGCACGACCTCGCAGGAATGGCAGCTTTCGAGCTTCCCGGCGCGGCAGATGGCGATCGTCAACCTGCCGTCCTCCTTCGGCCCCTATCAATATGTCATGAACACCGAGACCGGCGCCTGGTGCCGCTTCGTCGGCATGCCCGCCTCCTGCTGGGCGAGCTGGCAGGATCGGCTGTTCTTCGGCGCCGGCGACGGCACGGTCTATGAGGCCGAGGTCGGCGCCAACGACAATGGCGTGGCGATCGACGCACTGATGGTCGGCGCCTGGAGCCGCTATGGCGACGGGCTTTCGACCAAGCTCTCGAAGCTGATCGGGGTGACGGCGCAGATCGGCGTTTCCTCGCTGATGTATGGCGGGATCTCGGTGGATTACCAGACCAAGATTCCCACAGCGCTGCTGTCGTCGGTCGAAAACAACGCGGCGGCGAAATGGGGAACGGCGGTCTGGGGAGTCTCGAAATTCCCCGGCGTTTCGCTGGTGCGCAAATTCGCCTCCGCCGGCGGCGCCGGCTCGGCCTTGGCGCCGACGATCCGCGCGCTGATTTCCGGCTCCTCCGGCTCAGTCTCCGAGGCGGCCGTCGTCGGTGGCTCGGTGCTTTACGAAAAGGGCGCGCCGATTTGATCGTCTCCGAACCGCGCGAGGAAATCGCTGCCTGGGTCGGCGGCCGGATCGGCGTCAGCTTCCACCCGCCTTACACCACGCTTGCCCATGTCGACCGCGGCAGGATCATCGCCGGCTTCGTCTTCAATGTCTGGACCGCGCATGACGTCGAGGTCTCGCTCGCCGCCGACCGGTTTTCGCGGACGCTGATGCGATCGGTCTTTCACTATGTCGTGCATCAGCTCGGCTGCCGTCGCGCAACCGCCAGGACACGGGCCGACAACCTTGACGCCCAGACGATGCTCGCAAGGCTCGGCGCACGGCTGGAAGGCCGCCAGCAGGCCTATTTCGGCGACTGCGACGCGCTGCTTTACGCAATCATGAAGGAGGATTTCCCCTATGGTCTCCACGCCGAAGGCGCCTAAGGCCCCAGATCCGACGCAGACCGCGGCGGCACAGACGGCCACCAACGTCGACACCGCCATCGCCAATGCCGGCTTGAGCTATGTCAACCAGTACACGCCCGACGGCTCGCTGGAATACAAGGTCACCGGCCAGCAGACGATGACCGACCAGAACGGAAAGACATACCAGATCCCGATCCGGTCCGCCTATCAGACCTATTCGCCTCAGAACCAGGCGATCTACGACCAGACGCAACAGACCCAGCTCGGCCTCGCCAAGCTCGCCAACGACCAGACCGGCAAGATCTCCGGCATCCTCGGCACCAATGTCGATTTGAGCGCCGGCAATGTCGACAAATATGTCAACGATCACTGGCAGTCCGGCTTCAACAACCAATGGGATCGCGATCAAGCAAGCCTCGACCAGAGCCTTGCCGACAAGGGCATCTCGATGGGCTCGGCGGCTTATGACAATGCCATGCGCGATTTTTCCACCCGCAAGCAAGCGGCCTCCGACCAGTATCTCGGCGATATGTATTCGAATGCCCAGAACTCGATCCTGACCGAGCGAAACCAGCCGCTGAACGAGATTTCGGCGCTGATGTCGGGATCGCAGGTCCACCAGCCGAGCTATGTCAACACGCCGACGACGCAACTGCCGAACGTCGACCAGGCCGGGCTGATCAATGACAGTTTCAACCAGAAAATGGGCCTTTACGACCGGCAGGTCTCCCAGTCCAACGCGGCGATGGGCGGTCTATTCGGCCTCGGCGGAACACTCCTTGGCGGCTGGGCGAAGTCCGACCGCCGACTGAAGGAAGACATCCGGCGCGTCGGCACACTGGATAATGGGCTGCCGGTCTACGCCTTCAAATACAAGGACGGCGGCCCGACCCAGATCGGTCTGATGTCCGACGATGTACGCAGGACCCATCCGGACGCCGTGTTCGAACACGCCGACGGCTTCGACCGCGTCTTCTACGAAAGGGCAGTGGCATGATCCCAACGATCTTCGCCGGCAATACCGGCCGGACCCAGGGCGACATCGACGACAAGCGCAAGCAACTGGCCTACGCCATGCTGGAGCAGGGTATGGATGCGAGCCCGGTGCAATCGCCCTGGCAAGGCGCGGCGCGGCTGGCGCAGGCCTTGATGGGTGGATTGGCGATCAGGCAGCAGGATCAGGAGCGGCAGGCTGCTGCGGCCAAGGGTCCCGTGGCGCCGCCGGGCGTGCCAGCCACTCCGACTGGCGTGCCTGCCACTCCGCCGGCGAAGCCCCCTGGCTTCCTGTCGTCGCTGTTCGGCGGCCAGCGCAGTGTTCCATGACGATGCCTGAGCCCTTTGCTGCCAAGGGTCGCTAGCGCCCGCGATTTAGGCTCCAGCTGCTGTTGTCGGGCCCTTTTTGCCGAACGGACAGTGGCCATTCCTTCAAACCGAATTCCGATGAACAGCCTGCGAGCTCGGCCCTTCTGAAGGCCATTGCCATCGCGAACGTCCCACCGAGGCGCACGCCGTGGCGATTCAATCCTTGCAAGGCTGAAGGAGCCGGCGTGCGGCTCAGCTTCGCTCCGGCATCCCAAGACTGAGGCAGACCTCCAAGCTGCTGCTCAGACGCCTTGTCGAGCCCAATCACCATCCACAGGAGATCATAATGCCAGATAACAGAACACCGGTTGTACCACCGAGGAGAGTTGCCGAGCTTAGAAATGACCCTTATGCGGGGCAGTCCGGCGACCTCTCGGTCAACAATGCCATACGCGCCATCAGCCGCGGCACTGTCGTCGGTCCCTATCTCGACGAAATGGACGCTGGGACAGCTGCATTCCTGGCGCCCGTTGTTGACCCACTGCTGCCTGATTTTTTGTTTCCGCCGCTGCCGGGCGATACGCTTGGAGAGCGGTATGATAACGCACTCGCTATTCAGCGCGGGATGGACAGAGCCTTCGACGAACAGCATCCTTATGTCTCCGAAACGCTGCAGCGCGCCGGAGGTTTGGCCTCTGACCTGGCTTTTAAGTTGCCGTCAGGGAGGGCGGCCGACATCGCGCGCGGTGCTTTTGAAGGTTTCGGGAACGGGGAAGGTGGTTTTGGGAACCGAGTCGAGCAGGCCATTCGTGGCGCTGGCGAAGAGGCTTTGAAAGGACTCGGTATGGATGCTTTAAAGGGACGCGGTATGATGCCGGCGGAAGCCGGTACCGAAGGTGGTCGTAGAGCCGCCGCGAAGGCTGCTCTTACACGCGCACTTCTTAGAGTCCGCGGTCGAAACGGCGGCGGTGGTGGTGGTGGTGGTGGCTAGTAACCTATCCCGCATATCTTTCCACAAAATACTCTGGGTTGCTCAACTCGTGCAAATACGGCCGCCCATACGCCCGCCTTCGCTACACACCACAATGGCCTCGCAATCGCGGGGCCCTTTCATTTTCGGAGCAAGGTAAATGCCCAGAAACCCATCAACCGGCGTCTATTCCAAACCCGCCGGCACGACACCCTCCGTCGGCCAGGTCATCGACCCGGCGCCGTGGAACGCGCTGACCACCGACCTCGGCAACGAAATCACCAATTCGCTGCCGCGTGACGGTTCGGCGCCGATGGTCGCACCGCTCAAAGCCGCAGGCGGAACCGTGTCCGCGCCGGGCGTCGGCTTCGCCTCGACCCCGCAGACCGGCCTCTATTTGAAGGGCGGCGGCCTGCTCGGCTTTGCCCAGAACGGCGTTGACGTCGCCTTCGATCAGGATCTAGTCTATGCGGTGAAGCCAGGCGATTACACCGCGCTCGCTTCCGACGACAACGCCGTCCATCGCTTTACCGCGGCAGCGACCCTCACCCTGAGCGCGGCGGCAACGCTCGGCGCAAACTGGCACTATTGCGTCATCGCCGATGGCGGGGATGTGACGATCGATCCGAATGGGGCAGAGATGATCGACGGGGCGGCAACGCTTGTCATTCCGAACGGGTATTCCACCTTCATCGTCTGCAGTGGGACAGCGTTCTTCACGGATAAGCTGATTGCCAAGATCCAGGCTAAATCGGAGATCAACAACGTCGTCGGGTGTGAGACCGTCTATGTATCCAGCACTTCTATTCAGATAAAAACCGGCGAGGTGTTCTTCAATTCCAAGAATGTCGTCTATGCTTCCGCGCTGACAAAATCCCTGTCCAACACCTTCACGGCCGGCAATAGCGGCGGGTTCCTTGACATTGGCGTCATGCAGGCGAGTAAAACCTATTTTGTTCACTCTGTGCGCAACCTGACAACAGGCGTTGGTGATTGGGTTGCAAGTCTGCAATCTGTCCCGGCTCTCGTTTCAGTGGCAAATCTCACAGATTGGGAAGTTGTTGGTCGCGTAAACGTCGTATTGACAACATCTGGAAATGCAATCCGACAGTATGTTCAAGATGGTAACGAATATAGAATTACTGCCGCCGTGCAGGAGTACAACGGATCAGGCATAGCTGCCACAGATATACAGCCAGTTGGCGCTCCAGCCGGGATTACTAGTGAAATTTATTGGGTGCTTGCGGTTAATTCTGCGGCAAATTCATCCGGCGAGCTTGGCGCGGGCGCTGATGCTGTCACATCTCCTGTTGCAGTCTTCAACGTCAATGCGGGCAACACCGCACAAGCGGGCCGCGTATCTGCTCGCAGCCGATCGCGATCAACGGGGATTGTAACGTTTTACGCCATCACGACGGTTGGTAGTGTGTCGTACACATTGCGGTCAAGCGGCTTTAACGACTATACCGTGCCGCGCCTGAATGGAGCTTGATCATGACTTTGGTTTACGTGATGCGCGACGAAAATGGCGCAATCAAAGGCGTGTTCGCCGGCAGACAGGAAATCGCACCCGAGGCGATCGATGACCTAGCCGAAGAGGTGCAGGCATTCCTTCACCCGAAGGCTTCGGTCTCTTTTGTTTCCGCCCGACAGTTCAAGCTCCACCTCCTTGCGTGTGGGTTGATCGACGCCGTTGACGTGTGGTTGGCTCAACAGCCCCGAGACGTTCAGATCGCGTATGAGTATTCCGGGATCTTCGTCAAGGAAAGTCCGATGATGTTGGCCGGGTTCGCTGCCATGGGATTTTCCGGTTCGCAGATCGATGCGTTCTTCGAGGCGGCGTCGAAAATATGACGGCCGGGCAGCTAAAACATATTGGCAACCAACACCCATTCTTTCTATTGATGCGTCATCATTAAGAGAGCTTGAACCTTGAGGCGCATACATCCCCTGATCATCATTCGAAATTTCATCCGAGACTTCGCTGAGAACAGAGCCACGCCTCCGCAGAAATTAGAGCAATATCACGCCCCTTTCATCGGAGTCGTCGCGGAAAATGAAATATCCATAGGAGGTTCTGGCCGTGCCGAATCAGAGCAAAAAGTCCAGTCTAAAGCGTATTAACCCGGACAGCTTCGACGTCGCGAAACATCTCGAATGCGACGGGAACAAAGCGCGGTTTGAGAAGAATCTGGTCGAATCTGCATCGAGGAAGAAGGGGGGCTCGGCGTGACCTTGCGATCAGTTTTGAAGGCGCTTACCCCGCCCATAGTGTGGAGTACCGTTCGGAAACTCGGGAGTGGGCATAACCGAGCGGAGCTGGTACAACCGGGTTCAATGTTCAGCGGAGATTATACTTCTTTCGAGGAGGCAGCCCGCAATGCCGTTGGCTACGATGACCCGAACGCGGGCATTGCAGCCGCCACGCGGCTTGCGGCGATGATTGCCGGAACAAATCCGGTGGAAATCGACGGGCGGTTCCAGCAAGTGCATTCAGCCCTTTGCATCGTACGCGAACGGCTCCAAAAACAACGGATTTCCGTTCTTGATTTTGGCGGCGGCAGTGGCAATTATTATTTCCGCCTCAAGGATTATTTTCCCGAAGACAGCCTGGATTGGACCGTGGTCGAGACACCAAACATGGTGCAAGCCTGCGCGCCAATTGGATCGAGTCATGTTGCGTATCTGACGGACATCCCGGACGGTCAGCAGTACGATGTCGCGGTGGTGAGCGGAACATTGCAATACCTGCCCGAAGCATACGGTTGGCTCGAGCGCATAATGTCTGCTGCCAAATGGGTGATCTTGACCAGATTGCCTGTGCGTGAGGCCCTGAACGACAAATTCATGGTGCAAACGGTGCCTTCCCACATTCACAACGGCTCGATGCCTATTGCGATGTTCAGCGAGTCGAAGATGCGGACTGCCATCGAGACGTGCGGCAGGATAGAGCAGACTTGGCTGGTCGCTCTGGATGAGGGCTCGCTCGCCGCAGTCGGGGCTAAACCCCTCGGCTTTTTGATCCAGACCCGTAAAATTGGCTTGCTTTGACAAACATGTCGCAAAACATTTTAGCGCGCCATTAGCCGGTCGATATGGGTGCCCGATAAGAATCCCGCAGAGGCATGAGGGGGTGCTCGTCGCGACCTCTCCTTCGAGCAGCAGTGAACCATCATCGAAGATCACGCTCCCCGAGAACGGCACGCCCAGTGGCCAACCCGCATACTTAATGGGGAACGTAGCCTGCTCGAATACAGCCTACGTGAATTCCCGGAGGCTGGTGCGTTGATGCTGAGGCAGGTTATTCCGATGTAAAGGGATGACTTGTGGCGGGCTTTTCATCCGTCTTTAGTTGAGTTATCCACTGCCGGGCATGGGAGCAACCGAGTGGACAACATAGTCACATCTCAATTTGTTCGTAGTGACTCTCGCGATAGGGTTCGCGGGATCGATGGTCTGCGTGCCATATCCCTCATCCTGGTGCTGCAGGCCCATTGGGCACCATCAGAAGCAATCCAAGAGATAGCGGAATGGGGGCGTGCCGGCCTGCTAGTCTTCTTCGTTATCAGCGGTTTTCTCATCACCAGAATTCTGATCGATCTTTCGGCGCGACGGCAGATTCTTGGCGCCAATGCATTGCTAATAAATTTTTATTGCAGACGATTCTTCCGTATCCAGCCAATCTATTATCTTGCTCTGGCCTTTATCATCTGCATGAGCTTGAATGACGCGGTTCGAGAAGATGTGATCTACCACATCCTTTTCCTGCAGAACTTTTCGAACGTATTTCTGCGAGAAGATCTCGGCACCTACGGGCCTGCATATCCATGGTGGTCACTGGCTGTTGAAGAGCAATTCTATTTGTTTTGGGCGCCTGTGGTGATTTTTCTCCGGCCGAGAGCCTGGAAGGCGGGTTTGGTTGGGGCGATTGTTCTTGCCATCGGGTGGCGCGTTTTTGCTTGGTTCGCAGATCTCGGACAGGCCAACGTTCTTGTGACACTCGGCAACCTTGACGCTCTAGGCGCTGGCGCCGCGGTCGCGCTCATTACGTCATCAGACAAGGGGACCGTCGCGGCCTCTCGGTATTTCTCGGTAGTGATGGTGTTCGGCATTATAGGATTCTGCCTATTGGCTTGGGCCGAATATCACCTGGGGCTCGTAGCTTTCCGAAGCAGTTTCCTCGGCAAGGTTATTTGCGATGTGCCAGTCTATCTGGTCGCCGCTTCGCTGATTTTTTTCCTAGCGAGCGGACGCGCGGATATCGCGGCAAAAGTGCTTGATAACCCGGTGCTGACATATTTAGGACGACGCAGCTATGGCGCGTACGTCTATCATTTGGTTGTCAGCTACACTTTCCTCTACTACGTCACGCCGAGATATGTTGAGCCTCTCTTTGGGGTGAAACTGGGACTTCACGGGCCAGTTGAGTTTTGCGTCTTCGCGCCGATAACTATAGCGATTGCCGCACTTTCCTATCAATACATTGAGAAGCCGATATTTCAACTGCGGGATCGTACGGTCCCAACTCTCTGAGCGAGATCGGTTCATCTGCCAAAAGGTCCGCTCCGGATACCTGCTTTCACGCAGGAAACTCGCACATCCGCGTTGAACCAGGCGGCCTTCCATCGTATAGCGCAGGGACGAAATGTGCGGCAGTGGTGATCAAATGACTTCGATTTTAGAACAGTTGTTGAGCGTGTTCTGGCTCCGGCCTGAGACCGCTGTCTGGAGGTATTTGGATATCGAGGCGATGAAGCGTTTCGAATTCGAAGGCAGATCGCTAGACTTTGGATGCGGAGACGGCATCTTTTCGTTCATAAGAGCGGGGGGCCGGTTCACCGCAGAGTTCGATGCTTTCCAAAAGACGGAGAGACTCGATCGATTTTATCAGAATGTAGACGTCTATGACGCCTATGATGAGGGTTACAATCCCCTCGTCGCTAGCGCTTCTTCGTATCGGATTGGGGTTGGCTTCGACCATAAGGCCAATCTGCTGCGAAAAGCGGCGGCACTGAATTTCTACAGGGAGACCGTGGAGGGAGATGGAAACGCGCCTCTGCCTTTCGATGATAATTCATTTGGATCGATTTTTTCGAACATCGTCTATTGGCTTGATAATCCGGCCGATGTCGTTTCTGAGCTGAGAAGGATTTTGGTGCCGGGCGGCAAGATTTGCCTAATGCTGCCAAATGAAACGCTCCCGCAGTACAGTTTCTATAACTCGTTATATGGCGAGACAGAGAATGAGCAGTGGAAGTGGCTTGAATTGTTAGACCGCGGAAGACTGAGTGATAACATCAAGCAGTCGAAATCAGATGAAGATTGGCGAGAGATATTCAGCAGCGCAGGCCTTTCGGTTTCTCATCATTCGCAACACCTGCCGAAGGTGATCATTAAAGCGTGGGATATCGGTTTTCGCCCGATGTTCCCGGCGCTCATGAAGATGGTTGCCGGCGTGGATCCCGTGAAGTTGCCTAGCGTCAAAGCAGAATGGGTCGGTGCGCTTCGAATGTTTGCCGATCCTCTTGCTGCTATAGGCAAAATAAATGACGAGAGCAGTGCATTTCACTGCTATATCCTTACAAAATAACAGATCCGCTACCGGCTTTAGTTTTTAGCTCGTCGGGTGTTGTTTTTTTCTCAAATACTTGGCTCCTATTGAGCGCAGCTGGGCGGACTGCGGGATCGCTCCATGCTCGTAAATATTTGACGCGAAGAGCTGACGTGTGCCTGGTCTGTACAGCCGATAGTCCGGTTTTCTTTCCTTGCCTCGAGCCCCTCTAGGTTCCAGTGACCCTTTGCCTCCCCAGATGGCGGGAAAGTTCGTGGGCAGGCTTCTCCACGAAAAAGAAAAACGGGACGACGAGCAGAAGCGATCCGGCGCAGACAATGACCGGGCTGGTGATGCCAAGCCGCTCTATCGTCGCTGCAGCGATGACATGGATCAAGTAGATGGAGAAGCAAGCTTCGCCGACTTTCTCCATAATCCAAGAGGCGTTGCCACGCTCGGCGTTCGAAGCCTCGGAAAGTATCCATCCACAGGCCAGAACACCGAAAGGGATCATTGTCAGATAGAACCCGACCGGCGTGTTGATCGTCGCCCAATAGAGAATGGAGGCGGTGGTCGCGGTCGTCGCTCTCCATAGCCAGATGTTCCCGAGATACAGCCCCTTCCGGTAGGTCTGGGCGATGTAACAGCCCATGAACCAAGCTGGCAGAGAGACCACCCAATTCAGTGAAGGGCCGTAGATCTGCGCGCTGCCAAACTTATCAGAACCCAAACCGATGACAGTGACGTAGGAGATAATAGTGGAGACGACTATCATCGCCGGCCAGCCGAGTTTCCGTGAAATTGGAAGGAACAGCGGGTAGAGCGAATAGTAAATGACCTCGCAAACCACCGACCACAAGATGTAGCCGTCGACCGGGTTGTAAGCACGAAGTCCGACCCACTGCGCCAGAACCAGCGCGACAGCGGTTGGAATCATGATCCTGAGGTAACGCCTCTTTAGAAAAGCCACCGCCGACATTTCCGCCGTTCGGAACGGAAAGTGAATGCAGAACCCCGAGATGACAAAGAAGACTATGACCGCGGGGTGGCCGGTAAAGATGTATCGCGAAATGCCTGGCATCGACGGCCCAAGCAAATGCGCAAACACAACAGACAGAGCGGCGACTGCTCTGACGGTATCCAGGCCTTCGATTCTATTTGAAAGTGGAAATGATCGCATTTCGCTAACGTAACCGTTAAGCGAAAACTTTAGCAAGAGACAACGATTAGTGTACTTCGCGGTACCTATATTGTGTTGCTGCGCCTGGAAGTCTGCCCTACGCAGCGTGTCCACCTGGAGCCGGTCCATAACTGGCGCGCCGATCAAGCACGCCTGGTCCGTCCGCCTGATGGCGCTGGCGCTGCTCTTCATCGTGCTTGAGCCCGTCATCAATTTCGTCGCTGCAACCTGGGTGTCGCGCAACCTTTACATCCAGGTCGCCATGTCGGCGGCAACCGGGCTTTTCGCCGTGGCGGCGATCGTTGCCCGCATCTTCGTTCAGCAGAAAATCTCAGGAGAACTGAATGGCAAACCGCCTGCAGAAGGGTCGTGCCGCCGCGGCCGTGGCTGTGGCACTTGTCGGCGCGTTCGAGGGATTGCGCCAGAATGCCTATCCCGATCCGGCCACACAAGGGACAGCCTTGGACGATCTGCTACGGCAGCACCAATGGCGTGAAGCCACGCGATCACACGAGGGGACACTTTTAAATCTCTCGGTAAAGCTGTAGATGCTCCTCTGCGACGATGGAGCAGGTCAATGAGTAAGCAGTTAATAAGGGCAATCGTGCCAATGCCGGTAAGGGCCGCTGTGTCCGAATGGCGCAAGCGCGAAAAGGTTTATTGGTCGTGGGGGCGAGCGGCTGCGGCGGCCGGCGACTATTCAAGCCGGGATCTCACAGCGTTTCGCGTGGAGCGTTCTCGCCACACACTCGGGAGCGAAGAGCTGTTTGTGAAGCCAACACCCGAACTCCTGTTAGCCATGGACTCCTCAGCTGGTCGGTATGTCGATTTCGGCGGCTCCGCTGGTGAAATGTGCGCCGTCCTGCAGCGGAAGTTTGAGGCTTGGTCCTTTGCCGTGGTCGAGACGACGGCGATGGCGTCGGCGTCTCAGGTTCTGCGCCCGTCGATATCGTTTCTCGATGAGATGCCAGACGAGTGCGACGTTTTCTACAGCAGCGGCACCTTGCAGTACCTCGGCAAGCCGGAGGAGATGTGGCGGGAGGCTCTTTCGAGAACGACGAGGTTCGCATACCTGGCGCGCAATGCCTTCTCCAAGCGGAAGCGGATCACGGTCCAAACCTCAAGGCTTTTCGACAACGGTGCCGGCCCAGTTCCGGAAGGCTTCGAAGACATGCCCATTTCCTACCCACATCAGACGCTTTCGGAAGCTGCCGTGATCAAAATAGCCGACAAGGCGGGATTTGATCTTGTAACCCGGGTCGGAGATCGGAACGGCGGCGTGACCGGCACCAACGGAAAAGTTTACGGCGCCGACCTGTTATTCAAAAGGCGGCGGTAGCTCCGCCTCCGATCTGACCAAAATCTATAATGCAAGGGCTCGCTTCGGCGGGCCTTTTTCGTTCCCACAATCTGGAGAGATCCATGAAACTCGCATCCGATTGGAAGCGGGTGCTTCAGCGCGCCTGGAGTATCCGCCTGATGCTGATCGCCGGCCTTCTGTCGGGCCTCGAAGTCGCGATGCCGTATCTCGATGGCCACGTGGATATTCCGCCGCGGCTGTTCGCAGCTCTCTCAGGCCTGACGGTCGCTGCGGCGTTCGTTGCTCGCATCATCGCTCAAAAGGGTATGTCCAATGCCGATCAATAAAATCAGGCCGTCCAAGCGCGCGGCGGGGGCGATTGCGGCTGCGCTCGTCGCCGCTGCTACGGGCGGCTGGCACAGTATCAAGGATACGTCGCCCACGGTTCATCCGCCGGCCGTCATCCTGGCGAAGGACGCCTTGATCAGCACATGGGAAGGCATTGTTCTCGAAGCCCACTATGATCCCTACGCGAAGATCTACGATATCTGCTTCGGCAAGACGAGGCTGAACGGCAAGCCCATCCGGAAGGGGATGAAGTTCACCCGGGAGGAATGCGAAGACTTCCTCGAGACGGACCTGTTCAACGAATATTACCTGCCGCTGACGAAGCAGGTTCCGCAGTATGTCAACTTCCCCCTGAGCGTGCAGGCGGCGCAGCTTTCCGGCGCCTATAATTTCGGCGTCGGCGGCATGGTTCTTTCGAAGGCCATGGATGCTGCCAAGGCGGGCAAATGGCGTGAGGCATGCGAAAAGCAGACAGCATGGAACCGGGCAGGCGGCCAAGTCGTGCGAGGGCTCGTTCTGCGCCGCGAGATGGGCGATGCCCAGCGCATCGGTGAAGCCGAACTCTGCGTGAGTGGCATCTGATGTTCTCCCTGCTCGATACGCTCAAGATGGGCGCCGGCATCGCCGCCGGCCTGATGCTCTATCACCTCTATGCGGTTGCGATCGGCTATCCCTCGGCGGCGCGCGAGGCTCGGGCCGGCTATATCATGATGGCTGAGAAGACGACGGCTGAAGCGAAAGCCGCCGAGATGGAACGGCAGCGCGACGCGGCGGCCGAGGCCACCGAAGAGCACCGCAAGCGCCTGAAAGCCGCTGAGGCGTCGGAGCAGGCGGCCAGAGACACACTCGAAACCGAGATCCAATCCCATGAGCTTCAGCTTTCGGAAAAGAACCGCGCTTGCGCTGTCACTGCTGCTGATCGTCAGTGGCTGCTCCGCCACTGAGCGGCTGAACAAGGCGGCGGTGACGAAGGGGCAGGCAGCGGCCGGGATCGCGCTGCCGCCCTTGCCCGATGATCTTCGCAGGCAGGAAGCGCATGCGCCTGTCGTGGAGGGCGAGCCCATCATCGCGATCCTCGCACGCGAGCGCCAGGCGCTCGACCGCGCCAATGCCCGCCAGGGGCGCACCGTGCGCTTCTACGACGACCTCACCACCAGATATGGAGCCCGTCGATGATGAATGCCATCTCGCTTGCCCTGACGTATCCGAGGGGTGGAGCTGTTCTGGCGCCACCGCCTTGGGTGCCGGATCCTGATCGCTACATGCCGGCGGCGACGCGCACGCGCTGGCCGACCGGCGCGACCGCCACGCCATGGACGTTCCCGGCCGGGCTGAATTACCAATGCACCAAGCTGTTCTTCGGCTCGCCCGACTATCCGACGAACGACTTCCTTATCCCGTTCGTCGGCTTCGCGCTGACCGAAGGCGGCAATGCGCCGCAAGAAACGCAGTCGCCGAACGCCGACACAGTGATCGACGAGGCGTTCTTCGTGATGCCGAACGGCACGGAATACCCGATCTTGTTCGGCGGTCTGGTGCCGGCGACGGTCACCGCCGCAACCGGCATTGTTTACGGGCAGGTCATGCTGCCAGTTGCTCTGCCGGCATGGTCGATCTTTGGCGTCCGGACGGTCTATCACGGCGCAGAGGGTGCGCAGCGCTGCGGCTCCTATCGCATCCAGCGCCATCGCGGCGAAAAGTATTGGGGCGCGGCCGACTTGGCGTCCGTACAGGCGCTGGCGGCCGCCAACGGGGCGTCGACGGCGGCGCTCGATCCTGACAGCCTTTACAACACGATCGGCAACGCGACGAATTCGCAGATCCAGGCTTACGGGCCGGCGCTTGTCCTGGCGAAAGGATGGGACGGCCGGCCGGTTCCACTCGTCGTCGGTGACAGCCTGATCGAGCGGCAGGAGATCGCCGCGTCGGCCGACGAGCGCGGCAACATGGGCATGATACGGCGATGGCTCGACCAGCGCGACCCGGTATGGGGGAGCACTGTCCCGCTCGTCATGGGCGTACCTGGCGAGCATAACGAATTCGAGCTTGCCACCAACGCGACCAAGCGATGGGTGATGCTCGACGCCATCAAGACGACGTTCAACGGCGGCAAAGACATTTGGACTTTCTGCCTCGACCAGGGCGGCCGCAACGACAACAACACGACGCTTTCGCTCTGGCAGTCGCGCAAGTTCGGGCTCGATGATCGGATCATCGCCCGGTATCCCGGCGCGCATATGGTGGGCATGACCATTCTGCCGACCATGGCGGGATCGTCGGATAGCGGCCGCACGGTCGCCGGCTATAGCGCGACGTCGGCGCTGTGGAACCCGGTCACGGGCACGCTCGCCAGCATGAACGCGTCACTCATCGCGTCGTCGCGGTTCGCCAAGACGATTGATATCGTGCCGGCCTTCATGTCGGACAGTGATCCGACGAAGGGATCGGCGGCCGAATTGACGCCGCTCGGCAACGTCATCGGCCATCCCGGCAACCAAGATGGCGTGACGACATGGGACACGATGCGCCTGCCAAACACGACGAAGCTCGGCGCGCGCATCATGTTCGAATATCAGCCTGGGCTCTGGACCAGCCGGACGCTGGTAGACCGAACGGATTTGGGAGACGGCACGGCGAACTACCGCGTCGCCGAAGTGCTGGCGACCAACGTGCAGGACAACGCCGCCTTTCTTGGTCACGCCTATACGGCCGCCGATTTCGTTCACCCGGCTCTCTACGGCGTCCTGCGTTTCGTCAGCCGCCTGCCTCAATCGCACAAGGCGAAGTTCTATCCATGACATCAAACGACGATATTCTCCGCGCTCTCGGGCGCGTCGAGGGAAGGCTGACCGGCATCGAGGAAAACGTCGCACTGCTGCGCAACGAGGTCAGCGACGAAAAGGCGAATGCCCACGACAGCCGCGCCGTGATCCACACCCGGCTCGACGAGCAGGCAAGGCAGATCGCACATCTCGATACCAGGGCAGCGATCAGCGGCGGTGTCGACGCCCAGATCCGCGAGGAGATCAAGGGCCTCAAGGAGACCGTCGAGAAGAACCAGGAGACGGTGGCGCCGGCGCTGGAAGAATGGAAACGGATGAAATCGATCGGCTACGGGATATCGGGGCTGATTGCCTTTGCCGGCCTGACGGTCGGCGGGATGATTGCCTATGCGAGCGACGGTGCGGTGGCGGCGCTGAGGCATTGGTTGAAGATCAGTTGAGCCCGCCTAAGTTACTGCGCTGCTTGGCGATCGACACCTTTTTGCTGAACAGGGAGTAAGTAACACCAAAATTTAGACTTTGCTAACGAACCAATTCGCATCGTGCTGGTTTTCCTCTCAGGAGGAAACGGTCATGAAAAGCATGAGCAATCGCCAAGTTCGCATCCCCGGTCCGCGGGAGCATGATGTCGCGGAACATTGCCGCAAGTTCGGGATTGGTCCGGCCGAGGAGAAGAAGCTGAAGAAACTTCTCGGGGCTCGGGCGCCGCTGCATGAAATCCAGGCCAATGCGCCGCCGAGACAGCCGCGGTGGCGTTAGCAACGGTCGCGGTTCAGGCGGAGGATCTGACTTGTTTCACGCTGCGTTACGGTGATGATTCAAAGATTGAGCGAACCGCGCAAAGGCGAGGGGAGATGATCCTGTTTTCCGGTCTCTCAGGCCGATCCTGTTGCTCAGGCAAGGCCGTTTATGGTGATTACCCCGCGAAACCCGCTGAAAGCCTCGCTCCGCCGGGGTTTTTTGTTGGGGCGGTGAGGCGCGTTCGTTTTTCGTCGGCGCGGAAGGATACCAGTCTAACGATTGAAGCGGAGCGAAGCAATTTTCGCTTGTTCCTCCGGCCTGCTTGCGGGAGCAAAGGCTCATCTGCGGCGCCGATATGGGCGGAACTTCCGGCAAATACTGACGTTGTGGCCGACGGACCGCGTAGCAGGTCTCGTCTCCTGTACCAACTGCTACCCCTGCAGTCGCTGCGCGGTCCACTCCCACATCTCTCATGGCGGAAGTGCTTTTGCGACCGGCCCTCGCAGCCCGAGGCGCGAGCCGACAAATCCGATCAATACCGGAGTTGGCGCGACAGCATGAGGATGTAATCGTCGGCGATGTCGGCGATCACCATTGCGGCTTCCGCCGGCGGATAGCCCCTGCTGACGGCTTCACCGAGGATCTTCATGACGAGAGGTTCAAGCGCTTCCCGGCAGTCGGCGAGAGTTTCGACATGCGGGCATTTGGGACGAAATTCCAAGACGACGCTCATGACTTACCCTTCTTATGATCGCGCTCGGCCCCTATGCGTTGAGGCCAGCCTCTCAACTAAGAGGCGGGCCACGGTTCCGGCGAATTGCTTCAGGAAGATGTTATCCTGAAGATACGATGGCATAGCGCCTGATGTATTCAAGCGTATGCTGATATTAAGGTAAGCCAGTAGGGTTAATTCGTCCACTGAATCGTGGGCATAGCAAGCAGGTGCCGGGAGCTGTTGGAGTCCCGTCCGGCAACGCCGCCCAGCCTCAGGCGCTGATGCGGCGGCCGGCCTTATCAGCCTCTTTGCGATTGGCGCCATATTTTTCGATGATGTCTTTGGCATCCTCGTTGGAAATCCGGTGTTTCTTTGCGAAGTAGATGACGTCGTAGGGTCCGTCGGTCGCAGCCGCGTTCTTCGTTTTGTCATTGGTCAT